TAGCTTCTTGTACACTATTCAAATGTAACCAAACATTATGTCCCATCATAATAGCATAGGTGAAACTGTCCCAACTAGTCTTACCAACCTTGCCAATTTTATTTTGATCATTAGGTCCGTAGATACAAATATCTTTAACTTCAACACCGTCCATTAATGGACTAGTGGTAAAGGTACTAAAGTGTCCGTCTTGTACTACTACATCTTGGAAGAGTCTTGTATCTTTACTGTATTTTTTGTCATCAAGAGACGGCAACATTCGGTAGAGCCATTTTTCTCTGTCGGTAATTTCTGTTTGGACGTAGATTTGTCCATTTGCTGTTGCAAGGAAGGGCGAGGCGCAGTCAAAAGATATGGTAAAGTTTTCATTATGATGTTTCCTTATTGCACGTTGAAGATCTGTGAGCAAGAGTGCCCATTCTAACTTACTAGTACCCAAGAAGTGCATCCAGTCCTGCTGTCCTTTTTCTAAAAGACCATCGAACTTCAATGCTACTAATCTTTTTAACACAAGGTGGACGTCACACATATTCTGTCCACCCATTGCCCAACCATTAAATGGTTTTTCATATTTGTTTGGATCGCAAAAGTCTTTCATTTGATGATACCAATCTTCTGCTTGCTGATGGTTTTCACCTTGCAACACATTTAAAAACTTACAAGCACCTGTTCGATGTTTAATAAAGTATTCGTTGTTATACTTGGTTGCACTAACAGCCTGCTCATAACTACCAATGCCACTGTTTTTAGCACCAACTGGACTACGACCAACCCATGCTGGAATATCCAGCACCATGCCGTAATCCATTAATGCATCCATCCAAGTTAATACTTGTTCACGTTTCTTTTGTGCCGCATCTAGTTTTGCTTGATACAGTTTAACATGATCTATTTTAGTATATTTGGGATTACCATTTTTATCAGTCTTAGGGTTTCCAGTAGGATCAATTTGTGGAACTAATTCAACACCTCGAGCAACAGCTTCTGCCATTCGCTGTGCTACCTCTGGACCTGTAGGGTCATTCCATTCACCTTCCCACACACCTTTACCAATCTGGAATCCACCTGAGTCACCCAATACCCAACTGGTACTACGATCTCTGTTGCGAAACATATCCTCGCTAGGATCGTGTTTAGACAAATCTAAGTTCGCATGACCTGCTGAATACAAACAATGGTCGAAATAAAACGCCGCATTAGGATTCAAATAATTCATAGCTTCAATACCCATAGGTCCAAAACTAGCAGGTATCCGTGCAGGATCCACGTAATTATTATAGCGTTGTTTGCCTATGTATGTGCTATAAAATCCTGACGTTGCCGGCAGGAAATATGCATAATCTTTCTGTGCGGCTGTTAGATTTTTATTCATTATTTAGATTGTGCTGGAAGAATGTAGTTATATTCTGCAACACCGCTATCTACAGTAATTTGCATAGCACCGATGTCTGCAATTTTCATAGTAATGTTACCAGCTAAGTTAAGAATACTCATAACTTGAACAACTGGCCAAGACCATGTTTGCTTTAGTTTTCCAGTAACACCTGCTTCGAAAACAAATTCACCTGCGTGTGTACTAGCATCGCCAAAGCTGAATACTAAATTGCCATTGTCACTTTTAACTTGGAAAACGCTTTCTTCGCTGTGTGCATTTGCTTGGAACTTCAAACGTTGAATACTTGCAACGCTAGGTTCAAATTCGATATCCCACTTAGCACCTTTGAACTTAACTGCCTTCAATTTTTCATTGATAATTTCAGTGTTCATAAAACGATAGTCGTTTTCAAAGTCGCCATCTTTATTTTCAAAATGCAAACCTGTTGGAATTTCTTCTCCGTTACGTTGTGCCTTAACAACACTAATTTTTGCATTTTCTTTATATTCTGGACACTTTAAATGAATGTCTAGTTTATTTAGGTTTGGCATACCAAACACACCTGAGAATTGATCTACTGGTGTTTTAGTTTTAGCATTAACAATAACTGAACGGTCTTCCGCCATTGCTTCTATTTCTGTTGCTTCTTGAGTAGAACTAATTTTTACCAAAGGAATAAATCCTAGGCTGTGTGTATGTGCTACTAAGTCTTGTAAAATGTCTTTCATATGATTCTCCATGTTCCTTATTATATTTAGGTTTTTGTCTAAAGTCAAGAGTTTTTTCTTACTTTGTTGTTGTATTTGATAGCAGATTCTACCAATGTTACAGGTGCTTCAATAGTATTAGCCCAATGTACAAATGCTTCCGTATCCTTTGGAAAACAATGTCCTCCAAATCCACGGTCACCATCTGGACCAGGTACTAACGTATGCCCACTTCCAATACGACTATCTTGGGATAAGATTTGTCTTACTATGTCAAACTCCATTCCTGTTTTTTGACACACATCGTATATTTGATTAAAAAAACTTGTTTTGAGCGCAAGAAATGAATTAGCAGAATATTTTATTAAACATGCTTCTTGTGCTGTGCAATTAAAAAACAAATTGCAATTTGGTAAAGATGTTTGAAATAATTCTTGCCAAAAACATTCAGGGTCTTCTCCGCCTAAAACAATGTACTTTTGATTAATAAAATCTTGATTAGCAGTTTTAGCTCTTAAAAATTCTGGACTGTAAACAATACTATGTTCAGAATATATTTCATCAAACGCATCAGCAACACCGGGTGTTACTGTACTTTTAATCAACACGGGCATAAAGATTGGTGTTTGGTCTAATACATTAGCAATATTTTCAGCAATAATTCCATGCTCACCGGTTGGCGTATTAACACAAACAATCAATCCATCTGCGTCATGATGATTTTGTATTTTGTCAGTTGTATAACTAGGATCAACAATTACTAGTTCGTGTTTATCCTTAAGTGCATTATGCACAGCTTTGCCAACGAATCCGTATCCTGCAATTATTATCTTCATATTAAAACTCAAATAAACTATTAAAAGTATTCTTTTCTTCTGTACTGCGAATGTCCCACTTTAATACGCCAATTAAATTGTCTAATTTGTTATCGATAATAGTTTGTTCCATTTCCTCGTGATCGAACGGCATGTCCTTAAACCACTGTGGTAGTCTTAGTTCATCAACTGGATAAGCAACACTAGTAAAGCCCATTGGGTTTTGTTTTAGTTTACAAACAATAACTTTTTGACCATCTGTAATATTCATAGAATACTTGTCGCCAAACATACGTTTGAGAGTGTTCCAATTGATACTTGCTCGAACGTGCCCTGGCATATTGGCTTTACCAGCTTTCTTCTCTTTACTCTCATACTCAGTAATGTTGTTAGCACGTTTAGGGCTACCTTTCTCCCAGCCTGGACGGGCCTTGAACAATGTTCGAAAATGTGTAATATGATCCAACACATCTTGTTCAGTAGCACCAGTTAGTACTTTTTCAAGTACGTCACTTAAAAAGTTTTGAATAAATTCTGGAGTATCACTACGCTTTAGATCTAAACCCATAGCTTTGATCTTACCTGGTTTACCATCTACGTCTGCACGTTTGCCTTCTTTGTCGTAATACAACACAGCGTAACGCTTCTTAGTAATAAACAAACTTTTACTACCAACAATTTCTCGACCTGCTTTAATAACTTCGCCACGTGACTTAGGACAGTGAAATGCATCTAACATAAATTGTGGGAATGTTTGATTTACTTCTTCACCAATTTGGTCATACAACTGTACAACAGTTTCTTTAGTCCAAGGGATGTGACCAGCATCGATTTCGTTCTTTAAAGTCTTGTACGCACTGAAGTAACAACTGTCTGTGTCTCCATATATAATGGCCTTGCCCACGTGATTGTATTCTCCCGCAATGATCTCATTGACTTTTCCAGCCATGTGCTTTGCAATCTGACGTCCAGTAAGAGTTGTAGATTGCCCGATACGCTTATCAAAAAAGCGACAGCCACTATTAAGAATGGCACCATAGAGCGAATTAAGGTTAATCTTCTTAACCAGTTGTCGCTTGTCCCAATACTCTTCTTCAATTTTATTACCAGCATTAACTGCCTCCTTTAACTTGGCCTGCATCTCTTTACGTTCTGCATACCAGCGTTTTAGTAGCCCTGGAATAATACCTTCTTTTTCATACGTGAAGATAGTACCATTTGCTGAAAGCACCCAGGGTTGATTGCTTTCAAAAATTAATCTGTAAACTTCTGCCGCAGACAACACATCACTATCATTGTTCTCCCAATCGATAGTAATGTCTGTACCAATTTCTTGATTCATTACGGCTGTATATTCCAATGACCCAAAGATGCCTTCCCAGCTGGCCGCAAAACTTTTTCCTTTTGCCATTTGATTGGTTAAGAATTCGTCAGTCATTGTTGGGCGTAATTGACCAACAATAGTTTCTGGACCCATGTTAAGTGCTCTAATAGCGGAAGGATATAGACTGTTAATGTCTAACGATCCAACCCAGTCTTGCAATCCTTCTTTAGGATATGCAACATAAGCACCAGCTGCCGCAGTATCTTCGCGTTCACTCATTTTAGTTCTGTTAGGAACAACAAAACCTCTACGATGACTTTCGTTAATAATAGCCTGTTCAGTTACAGCCACAGCACCCATTGTAGTTTGTAGCAATACTGTATTTTCATGTGCCAGTGTGTTGGCAAGATCCAAGAACTTTAGTTTCTTGTCTAGTCTATCTAACAATGAAGTATCTTGTCTGTTATATTCAATAAAAGTTTTAAAGTCATTGTTATATAACTGATCCAATGTGCCTTCGTATTGTGTCTTACGCTCGCCTAATTCATATTCAGCAATAGCATCCAATCGATAGCTATGACGTTCTTCATAAGTGTACTTGCGATACAGTTCGAGACTATCTAAGTGTACACGACCAATAAAGTCATATGTAACTGATTGCCGTCCAAACTTTTCATATTCACGACGTTTGGGAAATTGATCAAACAAACAAAACCGTCTTGTGTCATCTTTACTCAACACTTTAGTAACACGGTTAACAGTATAGGGAATATCATAACCTTCGCTATTCCAACCTGTTAGTATGTCTGCGTCTTTAATTAAATCCAAAAACGCATCTAACATTTCTGCTTCTGTTTTAAAAAGCATAGTGTTTGGAAAATCTTTAATTGCGTCTTGTGCCTGTTCCCATGTGAGTGTTTTTGGTGGAACAGCAAAACACACTAGAGTTTCTAACCATTGTAGGTGAACAGCAATACTGGTAATAGGCATAAACGCATCATCTGGCGTTGAATAACCTCGTTCAGGATCAAAGTCTACCTCAATGTCGAAGAACGCTACATTTAGTTTTGGAGCATCTTGATTTAGATAGTGTTCGCTTAGTGTAACAAAGATTGGATTAATGTCGCTTTCGTACATTTCCTTACCACTGTTAATGGCTTGTTCTTTGCGTAGTTCTTTAGTGTTCTTACATACAATCCGTGATACAGCATCGCCGTAAATTGATGTATGTTTGCCCCTTGGGTCTTTGACGTAAAACGTGTGTTTTACTGGGATGTCGCGAAATTCTCTTTCGCCTTTCTTGTTGCGTTCAACTACTCGAATGATGTCATTCTCGCGGTCAAACCATGCGTCTACATAGCTCATTAGTTCTCCATATGCAATTTACGGCTTGCAAATACCTATACGGCGGATTCTGGCCCGCCTTACCATTATATTATAACACGTTTAGATACGTTTTGTAATATCCAAAATTGCTTCAATTTCTTCCCAGTCTTCGTTATATTGACTCCAGTCACCTTTGTGTGCAATTTTAATTGCTTTATTAATAACACTTGGCTTGACCTGCAATTCTTCTGCTACTGCCTTGACTGTTTCTTTTAAGCCTTCTTGTAAATCTTCGATTTCACGTAATACTGTGGAA